GCTTTACTTGTTCGAGATTCGTGTTTAATTTCCTCTAAATATACTTTCTTTATCATGGTTATTTATTAAGTAATAAGTTTTTTAATAGGTTTCGCACTATACCCCTTAGTTAATTCTTTGATCTGGTTTAACTCTTCATCCGTATAACCGAGCGTAGTACCCTCTCTTTCGATAATCATATTCTTATATGGCGAATAATTTACAGCCCACGGATGACTGCCGATTACCTTTTGATTTGTACGAGCTTTAGAAATGTCTGCTTTAGACAACGAAGACCAATTAATACTTGATATAGGCAACTTGTATAGGTATTCACTTTTAGGCTCGATAGAAGGCAAAATGTGGTTAGCATATAAATCTTTCCATCTTTTAAATACATCTCTTAAATCAAATTTAATGTTCCCACTTTGAAAAGTAAAATCATCGAGTCTAACTAATTCAAATTCGTACATATCGCCAGTACCCCTGTCTAAATATATTAATGTGCCTCTCTTCTTACCCAAAAAATACATATAGATAGCTAACTGCTTTAAATACGATGTCTTTGGTTTACCCTCTTGCAACTCTTTAGCCTGATATTCTCCATAAAAACTTTTAATTTCGATGGGGTCGCTATTGATTTCGAGAGCGTCAACATAACCTGTAATCGGTACATCTTCCCACTGAAAATCTATTCTAGCCTGTTGTTCGAGTTTTTGCGCTTTACCCATAGCTACGAGTTTGTCTACCATTGCCATTTCTAACATCTTTGCAGCTTGAAACATAATAAGCTTTTTAGGTTCAATGGGATTAGTGGGCTTAGTGCCTTTCCATTGATGATACAAGTCGAACAACGGCTTTTCGCTATCAGTAGCCCAAAAAGATGTCTTTTCTCGCTCCCTTGCAAGTTCCTCTTCGGCTAAATATTTTGATAATTCTAAAATCATATTAAATTAATTATTAACTTCTTCTGGCTTATGACCCGATATTTCTTCTTCGTCAAAATCTCTTTCGATTATTTCATCGTCTGGTACTGTTACTTCAATTACTTCGTCATCTGGTATAGATACGGTCTGATATTTAGCTAACCGCTGATTAACTCTATCTCGGACTTCCCCCCAAGAGTTATCACATATTACGAATAAAAGTTCGTCTTCCGTTAAACCTCTATATACATATCCAAAGTAGGGATACCCCTGTTCGGGCTTAAAGTGGTATTTAACTTTAAATTTCATAAAATAATGTTATTAATAATACTTTTTGTGATATTCAAGTCTGACTTTCTTATTGCAATCAGTTTATCTATTTTAGCGTTCAAAGCCGACAAATAAGTTATAGTGGATTTAACTTCGATACTTTTTTTTAATAATTCACCTGGATTCAAGTTTAACAAATCCCAGTCTTCCATATAATCGTGCATATCTCCTGCGTCTGGTTCGAGATGATTAGCCCTTATTTGTTTCGACCTAATTTTTAAATACCTTTGTAATTCCATATTTGAATCTTAATAGCAAAAGTATCTTAGCAAATAATATGTACATAGTCAATACTCATATCAACTATTCACTTGACATGTTCGGCTTTGATAATGTTTCGGATGATATTCTCGTATTTCAAGATATACTCTAGGGCTTGAGGACGAGAAATCTTTAAAACCGGTATTTTGCCGTATGGGAGCTGGTAGGTGGTTCTTTGTGGAATATAGATTAGGATTGTCGCCCAGCTTGTGTCGGGTCTTGCCACCTCGAATCTTATTTTGGAAATCGGAGCGATTTTGAAATCAAAATCTTCTTGAGAAAAATCGAAAACAATTTTAGTTTTTTGTTTCATCTAAATATTTTTTAATTTTTTCTCGAATCCAAGCTGACACAGTTTGCCCTTGTAAGATAAGTAAGCTCCTTAGTGTCTTATAGTCTTTGTCTTCGATGTATAGTACGACTTTTCGTTTCATAATTTATTTGGTTGCTCGCTCCAGAGTCGAACTGGAATTTCAAGGTTATGAGCCTAGTATCCTACCGTTAGATCAGCCAGCTTTAAAAGTTAGAATCTGGGTCGCCCACTTTAAGTAAAGGTAATCCAAGTTTATGCCACATACGGCATACCTGCAATCTATCGTCAAAAATGCAAAATACATTATATTTACCTCTAATATGTTTATCAAAAAGTTCTTCTTTAACAACGGAGTCTTTTCGCATATCACCTTGCGGGCGCATATATAATGCGTTGTAGATAATACCATTTTCTGTTAGCCAGTTTTCAGTTTCGTTTCTACAAGCCTCATCTCTCCCCGAAAAACAGATAACATCATAGCCCAAATTTTGTTTCATTGAGTTTAAAATCAGCTTAATTGGTTCAATCACTTTATCTTGCCCCACTTTTTGCCATTCATAAGGACTTCTGTCGCACTTTTCTGCCAAAGTACCGTCAATATCCGAAATTATGCACCACGGCAAACTAGGGTCATGCGGGTATGTTTTAATTTCTTCTTTTAAATACTTGTTGTACATTTCTCTAATCACTTTTTCGCCTACTGGTTTTTCACGCTTGGAATCTCGTTTAATACATTCTTCAAGTGGAGTATCAAAAAATTTAATTTCTACTTCTGCGTTATAAGATTTAGCTAACTCTCTAATTTCTGTTTCATGTTTCTTGGCAAAATTAGTGTCATCTACTATTACATTCCGTCCAGATTTTAAACAGGCTAAAATCATCTCATCTCTAAGAGTTAAAATCAGTTTTTCGTTTTCACGACTCCATTTACTATCATCTAACATAGCTCGCAAATCGTCTTTGTTAATACGCTTCCAATTACCCTCTTTAAGTTTTTCTTTGGCAAAAGTGGATTTACCACTTGCAGGAAGTCCTTTTAAAATTAAGACTTTAGGCATTTTCAGATTGGTTAGATTCTAAATCTTCCGCTCCTTTGTCGTACAAAGCTGACTCATGCTCGTAAAATATTGGTGATTTAGCTTTGAGAATATATGGGGTCAGTCTGTCTACACGAATACAAATACCCTCGTCTACAACATCTTTATCTAACGGCAAAGCATTAGGGAATTTGTCTTTTAATCTTGTGTCTAAATAATCTGTAACTACAAAGTCTTTATGCTTACCTACCCAAAGTTCAGGTACATATTTAAGCCCTCGTTCGTTACAGAATTGTTTTAAACCATCCCAAGACAAATCCACAACCAGTCCATCATTGTTTACAAACGCCACTCTGTAAACAAAAAGCTCGCAAGTTCCTAGCGGATAATTGTAAGTATAGTTTACCTGTATCGGCGCACCCGTGCTTGTCCAGCCGACAATTTCAGCGTAAACCAAAAAATTAGTAGGCACTAATCCAATTAATTTTTTACCTTCATCCGTCCATAAATCGGTTTCGTAATAATGGTTTTGATTAGGATTGTTAATATCTTTAATAACTTTTCTTGACCCATAAACCATATCAAATTCCGTTTCTTGAATTTTAACTCCAAATACAGAAGCAACATAATCCCGTATAGTTTTTTTGCGTTTAACAATCGTATTGGCTATACGCACACTTGTACCATGTATCTTTTGAGTAACAATAATCTCGGTTTCGGGGTCGATATTGCGGTCATTCTTGAAATAGTTATCGGTAGTAAAATGTTCAGGTATAAACTTTGTATCAACCCTGGTAAACTGTTTAGCTTTTGGCTGGTGGTTGCCTCGTACAGCTTTAACTGGCACAAAGTATTTTTTACAAATCTCCTTGTCGTCAATCTCGTCAAACTCATCGCCTTCGTTAAAATCTTTTACTTTAATGCCGAGATATTTAAGGCTTTCTAACGGCATAAACAAACAGCTGGAAGGATTACCCCTAAATTTAACAGCTTTAATGCGCCTGTTGTCTTCGATATATCCCTTTTGGGTTACATCTTTGTTTTTCTCCGAATGGCGGAACAGATTGTTTTCATAGCAATAATCTTCGGATAATTGAGTTTCAGCAGGGAACACCAAGCCAATATCTCCGACTTGAGCATTTTTGTTTACAATAGCCTGAAACCCGAAGATTGTTGTCGCTACCACATTGTCGCAGTTATCTAGTTTAACAATGTTTTTAAGTCGTACAACCGTGGCACAGTAATTATTATTTTGTGGCGGTTTCAGTTTCATATAAGTTTATAGATTCTATTTTGTTGATTAAAGCATTTTTATCTACTTCCGCTAACTTCATAATGTCAAAAATCTTTTCAGAAAATCCCGCTAAACAAGCTACTTGCGCTTGAAGTAACTGCTTTCTTGCTATCTCATAGGCACATTAGCACCTTATTCCCTAAAATGCAAATTATTACACTTGCTAATTATGGTTTATGTGTCTTGATTTTTTTAAATCTTCAAGTGTTTTCATGTAACGATTTCATTAAAGCATTATAATTATCAAACCCTAATTCTCCACATATATTTTTCGGTCTGTTCATGGATTTATCCCAAAACCTCGTAGCGCACATTTCAAGCACATCATCGAGCGCATAAGCTCCTTTTTTAGATAGTATACTTTTTGCCACTTCAAAATTGTAATATCCAATAGGTAGCCACTGTGGCTTATCGCCTTTTTTAGGTGGGAATTCCCATGTTTTCAATGTTTCTATTTTACGAGAATGAGTGCCGTGGTCGCCTGTCGCCGTACAGACATTCTGAAAACAGTTTTCGAGGTCATACTTTATCCCGCAATATTTTTCGAGTAAATATTTTTGTTGATTATCCATAAATTTATAATAATATATCTTGTTGGTTAAGCGATGGTATCGCTTCGAGGTTTGCTATTGCTTGCTTATAATAACTATCTTTTAATTCAATTCCTATCGCTTTTCGACCTAGTTTTACCGCACCAAATACCTCGCTCCCAACGCCCATAAAAGGAGTTAAAACCACATCATTAGGATTACTCCATAATTGTACACATCTCTCGATAACATCTAGCTGCAATGGGTGTACATGCTTTTCGTCATCTTCGTCTTTTGAATCCCTAAACGGCAAAACATTATCTATCCGTATATCGTCCCATACACTCGAAGCATATCTTTGCCAGATTATATGACTTAATTTATTTGTTTTGGGATCTTCCCAGTTTTTATATTTAATTTTTAAATCGTGTAAAGACCCATATTTTTCTACCATGTCGGGCAAAAGCAGTGTTGCCCCTGCATATTCTGAAAATCCAAGCGGATGAGTGATAGGTGGATTGCTTATGCCAGCCTTTTTGAAAACCAAAAGATAATCGGGCATTGCGGGGAAACAATTTGAAGAGTCCTCTACTATTAACTTGTGCATTAAAGACCGCACCATTGTTCTCATTCTAACTTTCAAAGGCTCTTTCCAAATTGTTATTCTGTTACGATACTTGAATCCATATTTTTCGTGAAGCAAGATAATCTCATGTGGGAAGTCCCATAACTCTTCTGTTTTGGAGTTCATTATATCGGTGCAATGTACAGCGGTTATTCGACCTGGTTTCGTAACTCGTGCGATTTCTTTAATCAAAAATTCATATTGGGCTAAAAACTGTTCTTTAGTTTCGCAGTTACTAAAATCATTCGGCGAGCTTGAATAATTATATAAACCCGCAAATGGAGGCGAGTAAACCGATAAATCTACACTTTCGTCTTTGATTGACGGAAGTACATACATACAATCAGAGTTATAGATAGCGTAACTATCTGTGATTTTTTGTTCTTTAATCATGTTAAAAAATTAGGTAATAAAATATTTTTATTAAATGGACTTTGTTGTACATCAAAATTTGAATGTAGAGTCTTATTTAATTTGCTAAATAATTGATCTGCCTTTTCTGCTTTGGCTAATAACCCATCAAGTATGCGCTGCTGACCATCAGAATAAACTAGGTCTACAATAACATCTTTTTTCTGCCCAAACCGCCAGAATCTGCGAATGGCTTGATAATATTGTTCATATGAAAATGTTGGGAAATATACTGTATGATTACAATGTTGCCAGTTAAGTCCGAATGCGGTTATTTTTGGTTTCGTAATAAGTTTTTTTATATCCCCATTATTAAACGCTAACAACAATTCCTCTTTTTCATCTAAATCCATCGAACCTTTGATTTGTTTTGCATTTTTATCAAGTTTTTCCAATAAATCACCTTCGTCATTAAAGTTGCACCAGTAGACCGAAGTGTTATAATTGGCTGATAATTTTACCGCTTCCTCGCAGCGTTTTTCGATTGTACACTTTTGCTCCTCTCGAATTTCAGTCAATCGCTGCGCAACAAGATTAAACATTAACATTTGACCGTTGACGCACATATTTTTATCATTTTTTACAGAATGATTATTTAAAATCAATTTTGGTAAAATAAATTTTTCATCATCAAATCCCAAATCTGAAGGTTTACGCATAGAAATTGACCAACCGCTAACCCACTTAAAAAAGTTTTCTTTTGCATGCCCTTTTAAAATCCATTGCACGCCGATATTCATCGGGCTAATCGTATCTTCATTATTGGTGAAAAACTTGGTTAGCATATCAGTATACCCCAAATACCCTAAAGCCTCCGAACTCGTTCCTAATTCAATAAAGTCATTAGGACTTGGGGTTGCGGTAAACAAAAAGCGGTATTTGACTTTTTTTAAAAAACTTGTAACTTCGTTTTTAATTGCCCCTTTAAAGTTTTTTAGTATCGAGCTTTCATCAAGAATTACGCAATCAAAATCCAATGAGTTAAACTTATTTAATCTTTCATAATTACAAATCACAATTTTACTTTCGTACTTACCATCTTTAGAATACGAAATGTCGTCAATCCCAAACTTCCTAGCCTCAGAAATAAACTGAAAAGCTACCGCCAAAGGTGTAATTATCAAAACAGGTTTACCAGTTAAATTGCTGTAATTTTTTGCCAATGTTAGCTCGATAATAGTTTTCCCAAGACCTGTATCCAAAAATACAGCTGCTCGCCCTTTTTTAGCTGCGTATTCTAAAATATATTTTTGGAAATCAAACATATTATTTGGAATCCAGCTTACACTCTCTCCAAAATTTCCCGTTGAATGTTCTTTTTGTTTTATAAATTCTTCGTAATTCATGTTTATTTGGTTTAGTTGATACTTTATACCTTTTTAAGAAATAAATCGTTTTTAAGTGGGTTTATTTATTAATGGCGGGGTGTTAAAAAGTTACGCAAGCGGTTAATATTGCTGCTGCCAACCAATACACCGTTCTCCTTAGATCGCCGTTAAGCAAGTACACGGTGGAGGCTAGAATATCCAGCAAAATCAATAAAACTGGAAATAGTTTAGTCATATTTTAGGTTTTAAAGAGTTAATAAATGCTTGCATTTTAGGGTTATCCAAAGTGTTTTTCATTTTAACATTTTCTTTTTTAGGCTTTCCATCTTTACGCCACCAATTCAAAATTGTGTGATAGTGGGATTTATACTTGTTCCTTGCCTTGACCTCGCCTATCTGACCAATATAACCATTCAATCTTTCTATATATTCGTCAACTCCATCGCCCAGCGAAAGTTTTAAGTTTGTAAATTCCTTTTCTGATAAATAAACATATTCGCTATATTTCTTTTTTTCTTCTTTTTGGGATGTCGGCGATTTATCGCCCATATATTCTTTAATTTCTTTTAATTTCTTTTCATTTACTTTACTTTCTTTTATAGCATTGCCTTCGCTTTGCGTTCGCAATGCGTTCGCATGTAGCTTTTTCCAACGGCTATAAGCTGATTCTTGGGCTTTTTTCGATTTTGATTTTTGGAGCTTTAAGCGGTCGATTGCTGTGCGACTGTAGAACTTATTGTATGCGATTTCAAATAATTCAAAATCAAAAACAACACTTTTTACAAGGTTAATATCCGTTCGCAATTCAAACGCAATGCGTTCGCAATCCGATTCAGGTAAATAGCCGTTTTCTTCATAAAGCATTTCGATTATACACCAATACACACCCAAACCTGCGACTCCATGTTTCATTAAAAGGTTTTTAACTTTGCGGTCGTTTCGAGAATTATAATCGTGTGAAAAATAATAAGTCTGTTTCATGGAAAACAAAAATCACTGGCGGAAAGGTTCAGTTTGCGCACCAGTGATAATTATGAACCTTTCGCTTTAAGCGCAAACCGAAATCGTAAACAATATACCTAACAGTTATTCCAAAGTCAATACATAATAAGCCTCACGCTTTCCTGCTCCGCACTTCTGCGAAGCCATGGGCTTAAAGGCTTATTAACTGTTGCAACATTCATATAGATTATACCATAGTGTAATTATAGTGCAATAGTATTTTTTAGCTTATTTGATAAACGGTGAGATTTTTATTAAAATAGTAACAGTCGAAAGACTAATTGCTAACAGCTTTCGGAGCATCTTAAACTATTTATTATAAGCCGAAGACAGCCTAAGCGATTAAAACCTTGTAGCCTGTTATTCGGTATAGTAAATACGCTTAACAAGCTACAAACTAAAAAAAATATGATAAATCTAAAATGTAGTGAGTGTCGTAGAATATTAATAGCTTCCGATAAGCTCGATGTTTTGGTTAATACAATGATATTTTGTGAAGATTGTTATAATAATATGCTCGTGCCAGATGATATAGATATATTCCTAGATGCAATTAATAGTTTGCCAAAAGAGCAACAAAGTTTGATTTTCGGGAATCTAAAAAAAATCCCCGTTGAAGCTACTAATTTACCTAACTACTGGCATATATGACACAATTACAATTCAATCCAGATGCGGAAGACAAGGTTCTAAACCTTGAACAAATGAGATTTGTAGAATTTTACACTGCTCTTGGGTCAGATACTTATGGCAACGCCACTCAAAGCTATTTAAAAGCCTATAACTGCTCTTATGTTACGGCGAAGTCTAATTCTGCGCAAATTATTAAAAAGCCCCATATAATCGAAGCTATTAACATGCAGCTTGAAATTCAAGGGCTTAATGATGTTACAGTAGACCGAGAGCTTTTTTCGACGATCTTGCAAAACAAGGATTTAAGCTCGAAAATGGCAGGGATAAGGGAATACAACAAGCTCAGGAAGAGGGTAGTAGACAGCCAAAAACAGCCCTTAATGATAGGGCTGAGTTTGACGCAAATTTTCGATGAGGCTAATAAGGGGAGGGTGGAAGTTACAAGGAGGGAAGATTTACAATTTGATTTAGGGAGTGTGTAGGTGGTAATACAGCCACGCTACTATGAATAAAAGAATTATGTTAAACATTCATATTTTTGTAGTTTTAAAGAATTAAGCGCATTGTGCCATCTGCTTCAAACGTGTAGTTATTATTCTCAAATGAGTACATGGAACGGGGGTTAAAAAATAAAATTATAATGATTATTCTACTAAAAGTGTTTCGAGCATCTTAACAACATTAAACGCCACTTCTTGTTTTGCCAATATTTGCGCCTGTCCGAGTAACGCAAATCCATCTTTGAAATTATATTCCTGTAGAGCTTCAGTTAAATAATAAACATGGTGGTTTGATTCATTAAGCCACGCGGTGAGGTTGGATGTATAAATATCAGATTCGATATTGTAGATTGCATCATCAATATCGTTTTCGTTGCTACATTCACTAATTATCTCTAAAGCTTCTACAACAAATTCATAGCGTGAGTTTTCGCTTAAGTCGCTATCATAAATAACTTCTAGCAAAGCTTTATACTCCTTACTTTCTCTACTTAACTTTTCGTTAAGTATTAAAACTTTTCTTTCTTTATCTGTTCCAGCGTCGAAGGTTTCCCACTCGAAATAATCGAGTAGTTTCTTTGCTAGATCTATCTTGTTAATTGTTTTTATCATAAAATTTAAGATTTAAAAATTAAGATTGTAATCTATCTGCAATATAGTCATCTACATTGAATCCCGAATAATTGGCGCAATGGTCTATCGCCGCACAGAAGAATTTATCTGATTTCTCTAATTCTTGCGCGAGTTTAGGACACCACATAGTATCCTCAAGTAAGCCAGCTTTCTCAAGTTTGTCAAAATCTTCATCTCGAATGATAGTATAGCCGTCTAAGTCTACTAATTCAGCTCGATTACCGATAGTAACAAGGTACTGATTACCACCCTTTGGCGTAACTTCAGGGTAGGGGCAAACACAGATTCCCCTATCCTCACAGCTTAAGTCTTCGCAATTTTGGCAATCTTTAATTGCCTTTGAAATTTTTTTCATCATACATTTTTGGTTAAAAAATAATGTTTGACTCTTGTCAATTAAGACTGTAACGCTAATATTCGAGTGTTAATTTCAGGTTTCAAGTTCTGTCCGTGGTGAGTATCCACATATAGCTCGATTGCTTCCTGTTCGGTCATGCCTACGCAATCAACCATATAAGTAATAAAATTGTTTTCTGTCATATATATTTGGTTAAGAAATAATGACAAACAAAACATAGCATACAGTGTGTACACAGTCAATACTATTATATAGACACAAAAACAAAGTATGGTGCAAAGGTCAAAAAACGGCTAATACTTCAAAAAAGGTGCTTGATTGTAGATAATTAATTACAGATGAGCTATATAACAAGGTTATACTTGCCAATTCAAGGTTATATTGTATGGTAAAGAATCGCGCCTAATACCTAAAAAGATGTGCGCCATGTTATGCTTATATGTTATCAGCTAACTATGTTACTAGATCTAGCTATGTAGCTACTCACCTAACTATGTTACTACTCACCTCTTTCTTTTTTGTTGAGTTTCAAGCCAAAAACCCCAAATTGAACAAATGCAGTGCAAAGTGATTAGAAAAGCTAAGCATAAGATTGTCAAACAAGAGGAAACGAGAGGGTAAAAACCCCTAATGTTGGCTTAATAGAGGCTTAATAAGGCAATGCAGTGCAAATTGAAGTTAGATAAATGAGTTTGCTAAGCAAATTAGATTCTTGGATTCGGTAGTTCTTGGAGGTCGTACCCCTAGATTATGGCTAGTGGTGGAGGGAAAGGGGTATCTAGCTCACATTAATTCTAATAAGGATTAGATAATCAATGAATGTACATTCGTTTCTAAAATAAGATAAATACCTATTGCACGTACATTCGTTGTGGGATAAAATATAAATGCACGTACATTCAATAATAATTTATGGAAATAGGACAAAGGGAGTTTCAGATACATTTTCACAAACTGACAAAAGACGGTAATAGATATGAGGTATATAGGGGGCGTGGGGGCAAGAGGGAATTATTGGGGACATGGGTCCCTATAAATTTAGGAGAGGTGTTAAGTGGTACAAAAGAAACTTATCAAGATGTTGTTCGGGGTGATATGTCGGTTAAGAAAGATACCTTTGAAGATTTAAAGAAGCGGTTTGATGTTAGGGGAGATAGGGATGATGTAGTTGAGGTGGCAAAGGGCATAGAGCCTGTGGAGGTTAAGGGATGTACGAAGTGTGGGGGTATAGGGGTGAAGAGTGGTCAGGTTTGGGACGAGGTGGTAGGTGAGGTTAGGGATGTGGTTTTGTGTGAAAAGCATTTAAAGGGGGTAGATACCAGATTTTTTAAAGATGTATGACGAATAAAGACATAGAGTTGTATCGCAGTTGGCAGGTAAGTCCGTTAAAATTCATACGGGATATGTTCGGGTTGACGCATC